TAATAGCTCCTTCTAAAAATTTACTCCAGGCATAACCAATTTTATTCCAATTATAAAATCTGTTTGTATAATCTATTTGCATATCTAAATGTTGGCGTATTGCCGGATGATCTAGTGTATTAGCTGCATGATCAATGGCATATGCAAACTTATAAGCTAGACTTGTAAATGATGTATCATATGGAACGTATGTAATAAACTCTGCGCCTGTTTCATACAAAGCACCAAAGTCAGTTGTAATACAATATAATCCTGCTGCCATGGCCTCTAATGCAGATATACAAAATGTTTCTTCCCAGATACTTGGAAAAGCAAAGATATGATACTTGTGTAAGTTTTCTCTTATATATTCATGTGGTTTATAACCAATGTAATTTACATTAGGAAGTTGTTTTGCTTGGTCATATAGTTCTTGATATTGAGCATCATTATTTTCTTTAAATGACTTTCCATAAACTTCAGTTGAAGAATATACATCTAAACTAACGAGTGGATTTTTAACAAGTTGCATTGCAGCAAGTATTACATTTAATCCTCTCCATGGAGTTGGATGAAATATTAATTTAATGGGTTCACCTTTTACATGCCTTGTTCTTGGTACAATAGGCACTACTCCATTTTTAATAACTATTGATTTATGAGTTGGAATATTAAAGTAATATCTAAACTTTTCATAGTTCCAATGTGAATTAAATACATACCAATCATACTGATCATGATTAGATTTGTCTTTAAACCAAGGTGCTAAATTTGGCTGATCATAAGAATTTTTTTGCCAAAGGATATTTAATTTATCAGGATGCAATGGAACTTTACCTGGAACGGAAGTACAAATTTGTACCTGATCCAATAATTCTTTATCTACATGTTTTTCTAAAAACTCAAACTGTAGTTCTGTTCCGCCTCTAGGTTTCATTTTTGATTCATAAATTTCTGAAACATTTCTAATCCTTTATTTGTAACTTTAACTACAATATCACGACTAATATCTTTTGAATTAACATTTGCAGCTTTAAGTTCTTCTTCGTCTTTATAAATATATCCTGTCTTTTTATTCTTTATTATAGTTATAGTTTCTGTATCTATTTGATATTCTTTCTTATCCATTTATTTTAATATATCTTAATTATCCATTTTCTTGTGATCTATTTATCAAAGCGTAAGAGATTTGTCCAGAGATAGCATTTGCAGCTTCTGCTTGAAATTTAAGAGAATCACCTGCTTCTAATACTAATACATTATGTACTGCATTATCGTGAGAATTAGCAGGTACATCTGTATGATAAAATTTATAATCTACTGAATCAGAAATATCATGAAAAAAATAATCTACAGTTTTAGCTGAATTGGTATCATTGGCCACAGATATTTCTTTAACAATTGCAACAGAAGATACATTAATTGTAAGAACAGTAGTTAAATCAGTTGTTGTTAAATCATATCCTTTTACTTTATAAATTATTGTCATTGTCCCCCTCCTCCTGATAAAAACCAAATAAAAGTTTGTAATTCATCATTAAATTCTTTTTGAAAAGAAAAGTTTAATTGATCCTTTAAAGTTTCTAAAGCTTGTAAAACTTGTCTTTGATTGTCAGATGAATATTGTTGTGCAGGTTCTGGTATGTATATTGTAATTTTTGCCATGGCTAACGACGACCGTCTGGTTGTATATCTACTCTAAATAATCCATATCTCCAGTTTTCATCTGTAGATTCATTTTCAACTTTAATACTCATTAATCTATTTCTTGCTCTTGTATCAATTTTTGTTGTTGAAGAAGTTACCGTGTAAGGTCCTAACATTTGACTGTTTTGTGTTTGCGACGGATAATCTCTTAACAACAATGTTACTTTAGCATTTCCTGTAAGTATTTTAAAGTCTGGAATAAACCTATTTATCTTCATTAAAAACTGACCATCTCCTTCTATATCTAAATCAAAGTCACCTGATTCAATGTAAGCAGGTATTGCTGTTTTATTTCCTAAAATATCTACATCATTTACTCCAACTTCATGTTCATAATAAATGGATGCACCATTAGTATTGGTTACACCATTAATAGTTGGAAATGTTGGAACCATTGTTTGATCATATTTATTAGCATAGGGTTTTTCAAAAGTATCTGCATCTGCATAAGTCGTTCTAGCTAAAGACATGGTTGTCCAAGTATTTTCTAAATAGTTATAAACAACAGATCTATCATTTTGCAAAGATCCTGAGCTTGGATAAAACCATACAACTTCATTATATAAACTATTATGAGATCCATAAATAATATCAGAACCATCAAAATTAATTCCTAAATTATCTCCACCTGTGGTAAATACAAAGTCTTCAACAAGAGATGGCAATTGTTTAACTGTTCCGTCATAAACAAAGAAGCCTCCTCCAAATCCAATCCAAAACACAGCTCCTTGTGCAAAGACAATTGAATTTTGACTAATGCAACCACAGTTTGTTCCAACCTGTCTAACAGAGAATACAAATGGAGGACCAACAAACTGAATAACGTAAGCTGCAGCATTAGTAAGTACAAAAATATAATCTTTACCTTGCACGGCCCCTACAATAAAATTACCGGTATCCAGTCTAAATGTACCTGCAGTATTTGTTGCAGTTGGATTCCAAGTGTCAAAATCTTCTTGATTTGAAAATCTTATAAACATTGGATCTTGTGTTGTAGAGTCTCCAATTGTAGTTTCTGTTCCAAGTGCAAATAAATGTCTATCTCTATCAGACACTATAGTCATAATAGATTTAGTTGGAGCATTTGCAATAACCGTTGCTCTATTTAAAAGTGGTGTTGCAGCACCTGGATTCCAAGTAAATGTTTTACCATCTCGAATGGTTGCAATTAATATTTGTCCAAAATTATCAAGTGACCAAAGTCCTGGTGATAAGGATACTATTCCAGCACTTGTAGCAGATCCCCAACCAGTTCCACCTACAAAAGAACCATAAACTCCTGTTCCCCAGCCGTACCCTATCGTTTGAAATGCAGGACCAATTGTTACATAAGGAGTTGTAGTAATAGTTGAACCTCCTCCACTCATTCCGCTACCACCTTCATTAACAGTCATTGTAACTGTGAAAGTATTTACCGTTGGAACAGATACAACTTCAAAAGTGTTAGTTGTAAAATTAGCATTTGTAAAAGTTGTAACACCACCTCCTGCAAGTGATGGAGATGTAAATCTGATATAATCTCCAGCAAGTAATCCGTGTGCGTTTTTTGTAACAGTCACCGTTGCAGATCCTGTAGTTGAAGCAAGGGTGCAAGATGTTAAAGCTGTGCCAAGTGGAGTAATGTCATAAAAGGCACCATCAAAATAAATGAATAAACATTTATTTGTACCAATGGCTGCATAACGATTTCCATCTATTGCAGTCCACGTTAAAATTTCTCTAGCAGCGCCTGCTAATCTATCAGATGTAGTTTGCTGCCAGCCGCCTATTTTCTCAGGAAAGCCATAACGAAAGCGAACGTAATCTCCATCAATCCACTGGCCTTCTGCAGCGGTTGCTGTGTCCTGTTTATTAAATCCTGCTTTTAATGGTATCTTTTTTAGTGGCATATTCTTTATTTTACCACCTTTCTTTAAAAATGCTAGGTGTATTAACTATTTAGGGTACTTTGCTTTTATACTTGCAATCCTTGTTTTCCAAGCATCAATGCCTTTATGATAAATTTCATCTAATTGATCTTGCCAAGAACCATATTCCTTAACTCTATTTTCAATGGCTTTAATTTCCTTTTCTACCTGTGGAAGTATAGCTAGTATCTGTTCCTTAGGTATTGGTGGTGTACCATTTTCCCAAGTGATTTGGTTGATGTCATCTGCACTAACACTTACTTGTGCTGTTGGATTTAATTTTAATATTGCTTCTATAATCATAATTTATCCTTTTATTTCCATAGCTACAAATATACTTCTCAGTGTATGATTATTAAATGAAACACTTTGACCAGCACCAGATTTAAAATATAAAGTATAAGTTGTACTAGATGTAGTGTTTGGACTGTCGTATGCCATTAAATAACCACCAGCTAAAACTCTACCTGATACACCTTCAAGTGAATATATACCACCAGCAGTTCCAATATTTGTTGCACCTCTATAAATAGTTGCTCTTATATCTTGTGCTGTTGCGTTATTATCAAATTGACCACATAAATGTAATAAAATTTTATTTGATGTTGAAGATGGAGTAATTGTAACAGCTAAACTTGTTGCAACAAATGAAGTGCTTGTTGTAGCATTAGAAAAATCTTGTGTAGCACTAACAACCTGCAACACCGCACCAGCTCCTAGCTTAGATGTAGCAATAGCCGCAGCAGAAGCTATATCCGCATTGACAATAGTA